GTTTGTAACTGGTTCGCTTGAGCATGAAGTGTGCCCAAAAAACCATGTCCATGATACCGATTCCGCGGCCGTCAGAAACTTTACGGTTTTCCTGTTTTTCCCATTCGGCGATGCACAACAAATTTGTTGTAACCGTGATTGGTTCATCGCCAGGGGATGGCGTTATTTTCATTACTAGTTTCATTGACTTGCCTTTCGTGTCGGGCCGTTAGGCCGTGATTAACTGGCGGTAAAAGTTCCGCCCGTGAAACTCAAGTCCACTGTGCTTAATTCTCCCAGCGCGCCGTTCACGACAGGCATGGACTCTAGATAACAATTTGCCAAAGTAAAGGTTTTCGTAACTGCACCTTCAGTGACAGTTGCAACAACTGTAGTTGCTGTTCCTACAAGTGCTGCAAGTGTTGCATAGGTTTCGCTTGCGGCATATGACTGGAACAAGGTCATGGTGCATTCGTTGTTGAAAAGGCCGCCCGTGTACAAACGGGAAGTATCTTTCAGAGTACTTTTGTCAAGTTGCTCGCGCATGTTCGTGAACACGATGGCGGTGCACTGGTCACTCAAATCAACTGAATTAACGGTCAATGTGGTGATGTTTGAAAGAAAAGTTGTTGTTGCCATTTGGGTTACTCCTTAGGTGTTTTCTTTATAGTAGATGTTTTTTTGACACTATCGGTGGATTCCTCGGCGGCAATAAAACCGCCATTAATCAGGGCTTGAATGTTGACGCCTTCGGTAACTTCAAAAGCGTCACCGACTTTGCCCAGGCGTTCGGATTGAATTACATATTTCACAAACTGCTCGCTTCCATGTTGACAATAACTTCATAACAAGGATACAACGCGCCGCCAATTTCTATGGATGTTGGGCGTCCTTCGGTAATGGCCACATTTGCGCCCAGCAATTGGGCGGTCATGTTTAACAGTTTGCGTTGCGCATCCAGGTTGAAAGGCCCAGAAACTATAAGTTGCACTGGAAAGGTCAATTGGATTCGTTTGTTTTTCATTAGCGGCGTGCTAAATGTTGGGGCGTTAATAAATGCACACGCGCCCTGGATGTTTCTAGGGTCAGTCACCACAGGAATTGCAGGGCTAATAGCGGTTAACGCGGTTGCCAAATTGTCTAACGCTTTGTTTAGTAAGTCGGTGTAGGCGGTTGGCATTTATGCAACCTGTGGACGCTGAATGCCAAGTAACTGCATAACCATGCCTGAAAGTGCCACAGGTGGTTGACTTCCCATATCTGCAAAGTTTGAAAATGCATCTACTGAACCGCGTTGACGGTAAAGCGCGCCGCCATACATAATTGTTCCCAGTTTAACATCTTGACTTGGAACGGTAGTTAGTGAGTCAAAATAGCCTGACTCTTGACGCCTGCGATATGCAAACTGGTTGCTAGCGGCCGCGCATATCGTTAAAAAGGCTTGGTCAGCCGCCGTAGCGGTTGCCACATAAAGCCAGTCTGAAATGTCGTTGGCTGTAATCCAAGTGCATACAGGCGCATACGCAACGCTTCCACTAGATGCGCCGCGGTCAACATTTGAACCCGTACACGCGTATAACACCTGGTTTGGTATTGGCGTGAACGGGTCAAAATCTAAATCGCCTTCACTGTCAGTGCCTACATACAAATATTCAGGCAGTGCAACAACGGTGAAAGTTCCTGAGAAGGGCGCGGAAATTCCGCTAACAGTTATTGACTGGCCGACTGCAATTTCCGATGGGGTCAGTAATTGCAGTACGGCGTAATTGTCAAGTAACTGTTTATGGGTGACTGTGTAAGTAGCCATGGGCGGTTAAGCCGCCTTTCAACTAAGCAACTGTGATTGCTTGGACGAACTGGCTTCCTGCAACTGCTGATGGGTTCTGTGCATCCTGAACGAAGGTTGCAAAATATCCGTAGTAGGAGAAAGTTCTAGCCAAAAGGTCAGGGACTTCCACACTACGCATTCCTTGCTGGGCCTCATAATACTCTACGGCTGGGCCGTGAACTACAAGCATTGTGCCAGCGGCCGCGTTTCCGTCAACCACAATTTCCAAACCAAGTGGGTTCATTCCCGACCATGAAGCGGCTGAACCTGCACCAAGCGTGTTCTGACCGATAAGGCCAGGTGCGCCAATTGCTGGAAATACTGGACGGTTTACATCGTCAACCTGTGAACCAAGTTTGCGCCATACATCAACTGACACAACAAGATGGGTTGGGAACAGGTTGGTGGTTGCTGAAATGTTTTCTGCCGCACCATAAATGCCAGTGATGAGTGAAGACACATCGCCTGCAGTAACAGTCCAGGTGTAACCCGATGCTTGCTTCTGCGAGACAAGGTAATCAACTGCGATGTCGTTCGTTTGTTTTAGATACTGTCCTGCGAGGTCTGTGAGGATGACATTCATCGCGGCGGGGTCTGTGAAGTCCATCGTTTGTTGTGCAATTTGAATTGAACCAGCAACGGTTTGACGGGTCACCGTGTTTGCGGCAAGCACCATTGTTTGCGAGGTAACTGCTGTTCCCTGGGTGGTTTGCTTACCAGCCGCGGTTGGTGTCGTGATGCTTGGGCGTGTGAATGAAATTCCTGAACCCTGTGGCATTGCGCGTGTACCAAATGCAGAAACAGTTGGACGAATGAAGTTGTAGTTTTGGAAAACTGGGCCAAGCACTGGGACAGGTAGCAAACCTGGGGTGTCACTGGTCAAGTCCTGCGATACTGCTTCAATTGCTGACTGTCCACGGCGTGCGGCTTCGTGGTAGGCGGCATTTACTTTGCGGTAGGTGTCTCCACCAATGTGCATAGCGGCAAGATATTCTCCCGCTGTTGGCATTTTAAATTCACGCTTTGCTTCAGCAAAAACAACTGGGGAAGTTGGGATTGCGGCTTCTACTGGGGTTGCTTCGTTCATGTTTTCTGTCTCCTGTTGAGTAACTTCTAATTGAATAATATCTTTTTCTTCGTCTTCGTGTGGGATGGTTTCATTTTCTGTTTCTGGTTCTGTGGCCGCTACATCGGTTATGACTGCACCCGAAAATGCTGGGCGTCCAGTGACCAAACTGAGTTCAATCCAGTCGGCGGCCTGAACAATCATTGTGCCATCGTCTGAAATCTTGAATTTGGTTGGGTTAACACCAACGGAAACTGAGTCAATTACTCCGTCAAGTGCCAAGGTGAGGGCTTCCTCGCCAAGCGCGGTTTTGCTAATTCGTGCAGTAAAGAGCATTCCTTCACTTGTGGACACTCTTTCTGAAATTAAGCCCACGGCCTGCTCACTGTTGTGGTTTAGATAAATTTTTGGTGCTTTGCCATCGGTTGGCAAACTGCCTTCCTCAAAAATAACTTTTGTTCCATCGTTCACAGTTGCGGCGACACCATAAGGGACTGCAATGCCCGAAACGGAACGGCTAGGCATTCCCTCAATGGCGGCGGCGTCCAGGGTTAAATCTGTTGAAATTAATTTAAGCATGATTCTTTTTTACTCCATATTTCGGTTCATTGTTGGCATTGTCTCTTCAGGCATTTCCTCATATTCGCTTTCCTCTATGCCATCCACAATTTCGCTGAGGTATTCGTCAACATCAAATTTGACACAAGTTCCATGAGGAAGAATTGAATTCATGCTCATAGTTTGTTCAATAACTGACATATATGAACGGGCCGCAAAAACATACAAGTCCTGGCGCGCGCCCTGGTTGCTTTGGTAACTGTATGAACCGACTGAGTTTCCATTCAAGAAAAACGGTATGTTGCACATACGGGCCGCTTCCTTAGATTGAAATTCGGCTGCTTCGGATAGCAACATTTTTGATGCGTCAACATCGGTTGGTTGCCATTCAACAAACTGGTTGATTGCGGCAATTTGATTAGATTTTCTTGCTTGCTCAAATGATTGCGCTAATTCAGAAAGTTCCTGTCCCGATAGCGGTTCACCTGAGGTCTGCCGCAAAACGCCCGCGGGCAGGGCTGAACTGGAATTCCTGAGGCGCGCGTCTTCTAGGGCAAGTGATGTTGCAATGACTTGTGGCGATTGGTAAATGATTCCTTGGTTTGCACCGATAATTTGCACAACATCTTCTGTTGGTATTTGTGCGCCTTGGAAATAAATTTGGTTTGATTTACCGAAAGCAAACACTGGGCCTGTCATGTCAAGTGTGTTAATCATTGCGGCAGGTAGGCGCGTAAATGATGCAGGCATTCCGTCACTAGTCCTGCTACTCACCCACAGGAAGGCTCGTCCAAAAAAGAAGAGGTCATCAAAAACCCAACTCCAGAAGGTGGCGGCCGTGAGTTGTGGGTCAGGTTGTGAAATCCATGAACGCGGAGCGATTGGTTCTTCAATCATTTCGCCTTCTGTTTCGTCCCAGCGTTTGCGATACATTTTCATTGGCGTGTTGCCGATTACTGATGCGATTAGGTCACGCGCGCGGTTAATTGTTGGAACACGCATTGCGCGGTTGCGCAAATCGCCTTGGATGTACGAATAGTATTCACCAATTGATTGTTCGCCTGAACCGTTACCTGTGTAATAAGTTCCGCCCGCGGCCGCGGTGATAGGTGTTTCCTGTGGCGATATTGCCGCCTTTGTCACCTTGGTTTTAAAAATCGCCATGTTTTAGTGTCCCATAGTTATCGGTTTTTTGGTGGCATTGGGCCGCGGACTCATCCAATCCCGACAAAAGGTAAGAAACAGCCCAACGCCACTATGCACATTAGCGAGTTGAAAACGCAATGATGGGTTTCCCAACGATGGTTGGGCGGCTGGCCATTGCGGCAGTCCACACCATGCAACGGGCTAAAGATATTTCGCCTGGGCTTCTAGCCGATGATAAAGCGATAGAGGATTCTGCTTTTACGGCCACGGCGCGTTGCACGTGTTCACTTAATTGTTTTGAACCATCGTGAACCAGCATTCCTTCAAAAATCATGTTTTTTACGCCCGCTGTATAACGCACAATTTCCCCGTAACCAACTGTTTGGGTTCGCCCGTCATATTGGGTTGGCCAATGGATTTCAATGCTTGGCGATATAAGAAACTTGATTGAGGTTTCCGCAATTTTTGCTACTTCGGTCAACATTTCGCTATAAGTATCAGCAACAAAACACACGGTTACTGCAACCCGTTTGTCAGGTAATTGAACGGTACGCACCCCGAAATAACGGGAATCATCTAATGAAACTTCAATACCTAAATAGCCGCCATCAGGGATGGTTTCTTTATATTCCAACTGTGGCCATATCCCTGGGGGAATCCAGCCCTGGTCTGATGCCACCCAAAGGTTGCATGATGCACGCAAAAACTCCGCGCGGTTCGGGTTCATTGATTCGCTTCGCAAAGTATCCATTGAAATTGTGAAACCAAGACTGGGGTTTCCTTGCGCCCAGGTGCTTTCTAGGTTCACATCCAGCGATGGGTCAGGTGACCATTCCGCCAGATAAAAGGTTGAGGTTTCGCCTTTGTCAATTGCACGCAAACCCTGTTCCCGCCATCTTTTAAAAACGGTGCTGGATTCTGTGCCCGCTGTTGACCACATTGACAGTAAAGGGGAACGCCTAGCGCGTTGTGACGGAATCAAACCACCGTCAATAGCATCACCGATGTCCCAGATTTCGTCAGCCACGATGAGGTCATTACTAGTGCCATGGCCAACATTGGGTTTAGCGGCGCGCACAATCCACCGTGAACCATCAGGCATTTGAACCGCATTTCGCCCGTAAGCCTTCGTAAGTTTCGCCCCGAAACGAACCTCAAGCACATCAGCCAACAAATCAAACAAAGTAACCGCCAAGTCAAGACGGTTAGCCGTAGTCAACACCATTTGTTTCTGTCCCCGTATTTTCGGCATCTCAGTTAGCCACCAACCAACCAACGCCGCAAGGGCCGTGCTCTTTCCGTTCTGCCGCGCCGTAGAAACCAAAGAAACACGGTTCAACAAATCACCATTTTCGTCATAAGCCAACTGGCCATTCAAACAATGCAACTGCCAAGGCATCAAATCAATGTCTAAATGCTGTTTTGCCCACACCCCCACCTCTGCCCCAAATGA